GTCTAGGGCCACAGGATCGCGGCTCAAGTGGTCGAAGAAATTTAAGAACAATGCCAAGTCCCAAAACGATTCAAAAAAACACTTCGGGCACAAGGTCCTAAAAAGTGCGGTTGGCGTTCTTGTTGGTGCTACACATCCGCAGGGCAACAAGCAGCAATTCGTCATGCCTGCAAAGCGAGGTCCTAGCTACACCCGGCACAGTTGGGGCTTAGAGGGCTCAACGATTGTCTATACGAGTCGCAGCGGGAACACATTCACGCGAATAAACAACAGCAAAGCGACTGTAGCCAATTTCCCACTAGCAGAACGAGCGACGGTAAAGGCTTACCAGCAATCGGGCGGCTCGGCGGAAGCGGCTTTTCTCGACCAGCTAAACAAGGAAATGAAGGAGCTTCGACTTGGCTAAGAATCTAAAGTTGACCGACAAGGTGACGATTTCAAGCGGGACGACATCGACGGCGTTTACGTTGCAGGGAACCATACCGTTAGCAATCGTCACTCCAGCGGGATTGGCTAGCACGTCGATAACTTTTCAGTGTTCTCTCGACGGTTCAAGCTTTTACGACCTCTACAACGGATCATCGGCGTACTCGCTAACTGTTGCAGCGTCGCGGTACATCGCACTTAATCCAGACGTTTTTGAAGGCGTACGATACATTCGGATCGTCACAGGTTCAAGCGAAACAAGCAAAGACATCTACATTGTCAGCGGGGAGCGGTAAACCTTGTCGGCAATCGGCGAAGCACTGAGAACAAAACTGCTGTCCTACTCGACAGTCTCGACGCTAATCGGGCAGCGAATGTATCCCGATACAGCGGTCGAGGGTGCTACCATTCCGTATATCGTCTACTACGTTAACGGAACCGAACGCGACCACGATCTAGCTGGAGTCGGCAAAACGGCTCACGCAAGAATAACCGTTGAGGCCTACGCTTTAACTCGCAGGACTTGCAATGCAATCAGCAAGGCAATTCGCGAAACTGGAATATCGGCATTTATCGGCACTGTGGACGGCTACGACTTAGACGGCGTAGAGTTTACCGCAGGCGATCAGTATTTGCAGGAACCTCCTACCGATGGAAACCAAGAACATCGGTACGTTGTTAGCTTTGACCTCTTGGTTCATTATGGGGAGCCTTAACTATGGCAGCATTGACGAAAGCACGAACCGGACTTGGGGCGACCATTTCCGGGACCGGGTTAGTTACTACGCAAATTACTTCAATTGGCGGAATCAAGGTCAGCACTGACGCGCTAAATATTACCACGCTATCAACGACTGGCTTTGAGGAGCTTCGGCCAAGCGACCTGAGAAAGAATCCAGATTTGCCGGTTGAGTTCAATTGGCTTGGAGCGGCACCACCGATCACTACAGCAATGATTCCATCGGCAGAGCCTTACGCCGGAATCGCTGTCACGATTACACTCCCAAGTGCGGGCTCAATCCAAGGAACGGCGTTTGTCAAGGAAGTCGAGTTCCCGTCGCTCAAGCAGGGCGAAATCATGAAGGGTAAGTACGTTCTTCAGTTCGACGGCGACACCGATATCACTTTCACCCCAGCCTAATTAGGAGGCTATTTTGTTTTCACTAAAACAGCAGTACGGCATCAGCCTATCAACCGGCGAGAATAAGAAACTCAAGCAGTTTCAAATTCTTTTCGCTGGTGCTCTTGTCGGCTATTTGCCGTACGGAGAAAAAGCTCAGATCCAAGCGATCTTTCAGTTCCCACACGACAAGTTAAACGCAGCAGTACTTGCCAAGCTCGGCAAGGAAGCAGCAGAAGGCCAGGGGCTTGCCAGCGTAACGGTCGAGGGACCGGAACAGTACTCTCGGCAATTCGTCGAGCAAGTAGAAAAGGCCCTAGCACAAGAGGAGGCAGACGATGACGAGTAAACGCGATGCGTTTTTTGCTTTGGCGTCAAGGCCACTTCGAACGACGCAAACGACAATTGACGGCGAGGTGTTTACGCTTCGCGAATTGTCGGAGGCGGATGCATCGGAGATGGAAGTTGCGATGCAGTCCAAGGATGGCATATTCGAGTACGCACGGCATCGAATGCTGTTGGTTGCCTATAGCCTCATCGACGACGATGGGAATCGCATCGTCGATAACTGGGAGCAACTAAAGCCCGTGCCTAGGTCCATCGTCGGCAAGCTTTATGAGGCTTGCTTGTCGTTGTCGAAATACGACGAAAGCGAGATAAAAGACCTTGCAAAAAAATCAGAAAGAGCCGACGCCTGAGAACAGCGTTTAGGCTCTGCGAACGATGGGGAATCGCTGACCCGCTAGGATGGCTTGCAAGTCAACCGGCGGGCGTTCTTAATCAGTGGCTAGCATGGGAGACGGTGGAACCGATGGGTGAACAGTGGGCGCAAACCGCGAGGATCCTAGAAGCCCTGCTATTGCCTATTTACGCCAGAGCGGGCTCGGATGCTCCAAGTGCAAACGACCTTATGCCGGTTCGCTTTAGACGGCCAAAGAAGACGATTGCAAGCGAGATTAGAGCGGCCATCGAAAACGCCGAATCGATTGGCGATCAACTAAAGGCTTTCGGAACGATGGGAGCGAAGTAGCCATGGCTCAAACGATCAACGTTGCGAATATCAAGGTCGGCATGAACGTTGAAGGAGGGGAGTTCCTGCGATCTGAGATCCGCAGCATGAGCACGATACTAAGACAGTCGGAACCGACTCTGGATAAGTTCAAAGCTCAAATGGCCGTCTTTGAGCGGGCGCTGCGTGAGGGGGGTATAAGCATCACGCAATTTGTTCAGGCTGAAAACCATCTTATTGCCAAATACGGCGTTGCGACTCAGCAAACCGATCAGCAGACAGCAGCAACTAAGCGACTAGCACAAGCTAGCCAAGACGCATCTAGCAAGATAAACAACGAAGCTAGCGCGGTATCGTCACTCAGAAACGCCGCAATGCAATACATTAGCATTGCAGCAGCATTTCAAGCGGTCAAAAAATCAGTCAGCCTTGCTACCGAGTTAGAATCCACAAAGATTGCTTTTGAGGTGATGACGGGCTCGGCATCGAAGGCGGAGACGCTTATCAAGCAGTTTAAGCGGCTCGATGTTGAAAGCCCGCTGAACTACTCCGAGTTCGCAAATGCGGGCAAGGTGCTTATGCAATTTGGCGTGAGTGCCAGCGAAGTATCGACGACGATGAATCGACTTGCAGCGGTATCGCTTGGCAACTCTGAGCAATTCCAAAGGCTTTCACTTGCCTTCGGTCAAGTCCAGGCCAATGGCCGATTGATGGGGCAAGAAGTACTCCAGATGGTTAATAGCGGGTTTAATCCGCTACAGGAAATCAGCCGGACCACTGGGATTAGTATGGTCGAGCTGAAGAAGCGAATGGAAGACGGGCAGATATCCGCCCAGATGGTCTCGATGGCTTTCAAGACAGCAACGGAAGAGGGCGGGCTGTTCGCTGGAATGAATGAGCGATTGTCTCAGTCAATGGCCGGACAGTTCGCAAAGATGGAGGGCGATATCAAGGCGGCAGCGATCAGCCGGGGAAATGATTTGATGCCACTCATCAAGGAAACCGTAGGGCTCATTCGCTCAGGCTTTGGGACTTCAGAGTCGGGCGAACGCGGGCCATTCGCGGCTAATATCAAGGGTATTTCAGATTCATACACTTCGTTGTTTGCTGGAGTCGGCGCAGGATTTCAAACGCTAGGCCAAAGACTAAGCAAAGGCGACGTAGTATTTGGCACTGGCGAAGCAATGATGGCGGCTTTCAATGGCGTGCTAGATAAGAGCCAAGAAATCAAAGATGCCGAACTGGATCGCGAAGCGGCATTGATTAGGGCAGCAAACCAGGAAAGCGAAATAGCACAAAAGAAACAAGAGCAAGTTGCCGAAGCTAAAAAGCTAGCGGAAGCGGAAATGGAACGATCCAGAGCCGACAAAGAGCGACTAGACAAGCTCAAGGCGGAAACTGAGTTTCAGAAAAAGGCGGGTGATGAACTATGGAGCATGCGCGACCGGCTTAACAAGCTTACGCTAGGCGAGGATGAAGCAAGGCGACAGAAGCAAGC